ATGGCGTACCACCTCATTTAATACGCTTCTATCTGTAATTTTCTGCATTTTTTATTCTCCTTTCAATCTGATGTTAAATACACTAAGTTCGCGGACAATTCTCTCCAGTGCTTCCGGACTTATATCCACCATACTCATTATTTATTATCCTCCGTCTTATTTTCAGGCTTTTCTTTTAGCGGTTTGCTCCGAATGCATTTCTTATTTGTACAAAGTCCTGTTTTTTTATCCATTTCCCGGTGACATAAAAAGCAACGTTCCATTTAAATCGCCCCTCTCTTTTCCGCATATTCAATAACTAATGCTTCTCTTTCTTCTTTTAGTTCGGTATATAATTCTCCATCCTCAATCGCTTTGGCTTTTGCCATTTCGAGTTCAAGGCTGTTTAGTCTGCCGGCATATTCCTGATCCAGCGAATTAAGCGTTATTTGTCTTTGCTCTTCTATAGTCGGTTCTGGAGCGATATATTCAACCGGCTTCCCGTCCGCGCTACGAATATACCCATCAAGGTACTGGTTAAAGGCATCGGCGCCAATTGGTTCCACCACCACAGCATCCGGGAATTTCTCCTTTGCTTCCGCGAGAGCTTCTTTCAGTTTCTTCGGATTCTTTTCTGGATTAAAACCACAAATAATACTTCCGACTCGCTTTCCATCTGCACCGAACCCTGCTATATAAAAATCCACATTAGAACTATTCATTTTTTACTCCTTTCGATTAAAATAGCCTCCTAAAAGGAGGTTTTATTATGCGTAAACCTAACGGCTATGGCTTTATTAAAAAGTTGTCAGTCAATTAGATGGCAATTTGTCATTAAGTTTTATTACAATATGCCTATTTACCAAATGCAATCCACTGTGCATCTTGACCTGTTCCCGAATTATCATGCACAGACAACGTAAATCCTGTTAATGAATTGTATTCAACAGCACGCGAATCGAAGTAAGCAGTACCTTGATGGTTTGTTATTATTTTCCGAAAAGAATTAAACGCTATTGGGAATGTTACCCATCCGTGCTCATTAGATCCCCATTGCATAATTAGCCCACCAAAGAAGCTTCCTAAGCATACATACCCGTTTTGCGCGATGTTGTAGCGTACACCAGACGCAGTCAATACCATCTTCAACAGCTGACCGAACCATGAGTTAGTTTGCACAGCTGTAACAGCGGTAATAGCAGATGTTAATGCCAGTTTTTGTATGATACCTTCTGCAAAATCGGATACTTGTGAGACTTTAAATGATTTCCAATGATTCAGTATTCCTCGTACCCATGATGTAGACGTAATCTTGCTGTCAGAGTTATCATTAAATTCTGCATCGTTGGTCGCCGTTTTAATATCTGCAAAAGTAACCAGCTGCCCGCTATCTAAAACTGCCGAAACGTTCCCTGTATTACTGAAAGTCAGATTCAATGTCATTCGTTTAGAAACAACCGTTGTACTTCCCTCTGCCGGCATCGTATCCGGATCAGTATCCGTCATATATGCAAACATGATTTCTCCATCATCCGGATCAGTAGCAAATAATCCGAGCTCTCTTTCTTTAAAAGGTTTAGTTATACCTGTGTTAGTTAATGTAGATACCAACTTAACGATAGATCCGTCTACAGTGCAAGACGCAATCGTCAAATCCTTTTCTCGTTTGGCCAGATCGGTCAGACTACTACTACTACCACTGCCAATACTGATTTTTGTAAAATTCAATGTCGCCAAACCTGCGTTAATTTTTGCCTGCAAGTTGAGCCCTTTTTCTGTTAATGTGAAACCTTGCCAATTAGCCATAATATTTTCTCCTTTTACGTAATCAACGTGTTGATATTAATCTCCGTGTCGTTCATTATTGCTGCCCCAACACTGATGTTCTTAGTAAATCTAAATTCATCTTTTAAATCACTTGAAACAATGATCTCTTCGTCATCTACAACTGCCGCACCGATAAAGACGGTTGCATTTATTTGGCGTTCAAATTCGATGGAATCGCACCAGCTCCGCAGATTTTTCGATAACTGGATCAGATTAATTAATTGAATTAGTTTACTCTCGTCCGACACTGCTTCAGTCAAACCGGTAACTTTGAAATGATACGGATTACCGCCATATTCAAACCATTCTTCTATATTTCCGGTTTTGAATACCATTCGTAATGCAGATTCAACACTGTACAAAGTCCCTTTCTTCATATGCCACAAGATACTGGAGCGTATTAGCTGTTCTCTGACCTCTTTTGAAAGCTCTTCATCATACAGATCAGTATGTAATTCCCAGGCTAAATGCAGAAGGATAGTATCATCATACCTGGATAAGTTTTTCCACAAAAGCAGCGTATTGATACTATCGTTAATATTCAGCAGTTTTTGCGTAACCACCTTTGCCAGGGCCTGCACTTCTTCATCATCAGCAATCGATGAAGGGAGAAGTAATGCTAAATCTAAGGCATCCAGATCATTCATCTTCTATCCCTCCATAATTCACCGTATTGCTGCCGTCATTTTTCGCGATGCCAATTACATACGTGTCATTACGGTTGCCATCTTTAATTCTGGTAAAGACTGGTGATGTTATTTCTACCCGTTTGGCACCGGCTGTCAGACATAACTGAATCAGCTTATCCGGATTAATATCCCTCCCCATTTTAGAATCTTGCCAAGCGATATAGTTCGTCACTGCATTTTCCACATTTCTGCGGGTTGTTTCTGTATCAAGGCCTTTCCCCAGGTAATAGGTCATGTTAATGTTGTAGCTTGTTGTTTCCGGTACCTTAACAGCGACCTTGTCTGTCAGCGGTCTTCTGGTCTCGTCGGATAGATAAGCAAGAACCGTGTTTTGCAATTCTTTCCCCGGCAAACTTCCTCTCGTCTCCACAATATATACATCTACACTTCCCGGCTCTGGTGAAACTGCTTTTGCCTGGTTAATCAAGGATGATGCTGCTTTAGCAAAATATTCATAAGCTCCTGCCGGGCCAGCCGTGCTGAACGATTCCGGGGCCTCCTCTGCACGTGTGCGCAGCGTTTCATCGTCTTCTTCGTCTGCTCCGCCTTCTGACGCTGT